TTTTAATTATTAGGCTGGGAACTCAGCTCCTGTTGGTAATACATTGAAGTCAAGTACTATAAATTCAGCTGTTCTGGTTGGCTGGATAAAAATCTGACCAACTAATTGATTTCTATCAATTACATCCGGAGTATTATTTGAATCATCCATAACAACCTTGAAAGCATACACACCTTGTCTTTGCTGAACACTTTCAAGATATGGGTTAACCTGGGCTAAAAAGGCATTTCTTGTAGCGGCTGTGTTTGGTTCAAACACCAAATTGTTAGCTACTTGACCAATAAAGCTCTTAAGTTCAATTAACAATCTTCTAACATTGACTCTGTCAAGAGCACTAGCTCTTTTTTGTAATGTTTTCTGACCAAATACTGCGGGGCCGGTAGCTGGGAAGTTGGCTATTGGATTAACATTATTTTCATATAATGTGTCTCTGTCTGCCCTCTGAAGTTTTCTTTCAGGTCTAATAACTTGGGATAGTCCTCCTCTATTGATACCAGCAGGTGCGAACCAAGGCTCAGCTGAAGTATCATTAGCAGCATAAACACCAGGAATTAGGGTTGAAGCGGGCACCCAATTAAATTTACCTGTATCTGGGTTTAAGATTTGAACCCAAGGCCAGTAAGCGGCGGCATAACTAGTATTATTAGCGCCGGCTTGTGTTGTAGTTTCATTTATAGTAGCTCCATACTTTACTAAATCAATAACCGCTATAGCATCTCCTCTATTTTGAACTGTTGTCATAAGAGTACCCAATTGAGGAGCATAATCAGCATAGTATAAACCAGGAGTAGTTATTACTTTATAAGAATATTCATCCTTATTAGCTAATAATGAAAAAGCAGTTGTATAAGCTGCTCCTGTTAATCCTTGAGTATTTGTAGAATTAATTTTATCATAAAAATTAGCTCCACCAATGTTTAAAGTACCTACAGCACCCCCAAAAGTTCCACTAGCTACTAAAGGAATAGAAGCTGTAAAAGCAGACTTAACTGTACCATCACTATTAAAATAACTAGGAGTTGGGTTATTTACAGAGGATACATAAACATATCTACTAGCATTAGGATAAGTACCAATAGTTTCAACATAAGTTTTACCATCAGTATCTGTGACTACTTCTTGATAAGTATCACCAATGACCCTAGCTACGTAATTACCCTGTTCAGGGTCAAGTGAGATGTTAGCATATGTTTCTAAAATAACTTTATCATTAGTTGTATCATTTCCTCTTCTAATCAAAAGAGTAAATGTTCCTGATCCTGTATCAGCTTGAGAAATTTCCCATCTAACATTGTCAATAGTCCCATTAGTTAAAACCCCAGCTGAGTTTTCAGAGCCACTACTATTCATTATAGCTCCTTTAGATATTGTCTTTAAGACAAAAGCCGGTTGGGAAGATGCCCCAGCTGAACTACTTATGGGTGTACTGAGAGATGAAGTCCAAGCTGAGGATTGGCTAACAACTCTAGTTACTAACAAAGTAGTACCACCATTTTGGAAGTAGTTATAAGCTGAGATTGAGGTGAGATAAGAATATGTTTGATTACCACTAACAAAAGTAGTGCCAAATTTATTCTGATAATCACTATATGAAGTTACTACAGTAGGGATTTCAACTGGTCCTTTAACTGTAGGACCAACAATAGCGGCACCTACCTGTACCGGTTGTTGAGTTATAAATGACTGGTCATTTTCTCTTGTAAATACACCAGGTGATACTATTTGTTCTGCCATGTTGTTTTATATGTTTAATTCTTATTAGGTTTTTGTGAATAGTCCTGATTCTAAATCAATAGAACCATTACCATACTTTTCAGTCAATGATTTTCCTAAATTAACTTCTTCTTCTCTCAATTGAGCTAAAGATTCAATTAATTTATCTTTTTGAGTTTCTAACACTTGTAATTGATATTCTACCTGTCCAAAATTGTTAATTAAATTTTGTTGAGTAGTTTGTAACTGCTTGATATTTTCAAGTTCTTCTTTGGATAACTGTATTTGTTCACTCATAATATAAATATTTTATGTTTTCTATAAATATTAGAATTTTTTTCAAAAATTCCCGGTGTCTGTATTTTGGGGATTTTTTATATCAATCTGTTTTTTGGAACGTTTATTAATCTCATTTATATCAACAACAGTCTCAGTTTCAACAACAAATTGACCTGTGCTAAATATTTTTTTATCTACTGTTAAATCTTTTTGTGGAATATCAGGTATAATATATCCATTCATACTAATATCAAAAGTAGCTTTGGCTATTCTATCTTTACCATCTGTTAATTCTGTAACAGTAGCTATAGAATCTATATTAGCTTTAAATTTAAATCTTTCAGGATTACCCCAATATGAATCAGAAGCATATGTAACTGATTCAACTATTTTATTAAGTTGTTCCATATAATAAGTCATAACAATACAACTATAACTAACTGTTACATGGTTTGGTACAACTACAGCGTGAAATTCATTTATAGGAACTCTATTATTAAGGATATTAAATTTATCATAAGCATTTTGCTTATTATATCTTTTTTGAAAATATGCTACGTTAATAGGATTATTAGCGTCTAGTTTATTATATTGACCTTTAATAGGAGTAACAGAATTTCTTTTAAACATTATTATGGGAGCCATAATCTTTCCCTCCTTATCTCTATAATATCCATCACGTTGAATAGACTTCCATCTCTCAGGTGAGCCATATATAACAGGAACAGCTATTCTTTGTCCATTTTGTATTACAAAAGGTTTGATAACATTTTGAAAATAATACATTATAGACTCATCTATATCTTTAAATTCTATAGAAAAAGGCTTAGTAGTATCTCCTTTAAAAGAATTTTTATTTCCTCTATTTAATTCTTTAGCTTGACCAGTTGAAATCTCATATTGAGATTTAGGGGTTGGAGTTCTTCCTTTAGTAGCCATTAGAGTCTTGTTAATTCTATACCTAACTTATCAGCTGGGGTATAGTGGGTTGAACAAATTATTGAGTAGTTAGAACCAAATTGGCTTAATCCTGGATTTAATGGGTTAGTTTCATTTGGATAGTCTGGGTCTTTGCCTAAAAGATATTGGTTAGAATTGGTAGAATCTACCTCATAATATCCTCCATTGTATAAAATAACATCACCCACTTCAGGGACTAGGCTAGCATCTATTAAATCTTCTCTTAAAAATCTAAATACTACATTTCTAGCGTATTCTACTCCAAAGTCATCAACTGTAAATTGTTGGTCTTGTCTTTCAATCAAACAATTAAATAGTACAGGCCCATCAAAGAATTTACCCCCAGAAGCTTCACCATATATATTAACTATAGTTTGTTCTAATCTATATTTGTAAAAAGAGCATTGTTGGGTAATAACATCTCCCATCAACTCTCTAGTGATAGTTGTAAATAGATTAATGTCTCTTTGTCTACCAAATAATGCCATTAGCCAATATAAATTGTATATGGTACATTACTTAATTCTTTCTGAAGGTTCTCAGATTCTTGTGCTCTTTTTTCTAGTAATTTACTTCTAGAGGTTTCATCTAAATATGCTCTTAATCTTTCAATTAAAGCTGTTTTTTCAGATGTAGCAGCCGATATTAAATCTCCATGATTTAGAGTCACCTCAGAATTAGGTATAGGTATAGTTGAATATTTACCTCTAACATAACCTAACATTTCTTTACATAAAGCTAAAGTATATTCAAATATCCATTGTCTGCCTATTGAATTTATATAAGAGTATGTAGGATTATCATAGGGAGTATTAGAAACATTTGTTATTTTTCCCTGCCCCATACTACCTGACACTATAGGATTGTTACGATCTGATTTTAGAATATATTCAAAGTGTAAAATTTTATCTTCAATAGGTACTGGGAATATTTTAAGTTGGTTATTTATCAATTCAAAACTATAGTTAGATTTTCTAACTTGATCGTTAAGCTCAATAGCTTGAATTTTTTGCAAGTCAAAGTTAATAGGCATCAACAAAAAGTTAATCCCAGGTGAATATGAACCAAAGCCAAAGGCTTGTAAAAGACCTTGAACATCAGTACCAGTACCAGCATAAGGGTCAAAATATCTTACAATTGGAGGGAGTGCCTCATAAAAAACCCTCTTTATTTCTAAATCCCCAGCTTCTATACTTTGGCTAACAGCCCATTGATTTAAATCATATTTTTGAACATATCGAGTTAAATTTAAACTCCCAGTTCTCCAAGTAACATTACCCCCAGCTCCAGCTTCAACACCATATTGTTCAGAAATTCTAACTATAGTACCTAAATTAGGCCTAACAAGAGTATTATTTAAATTTGATCCTGTTGAAGCTCCTTCTAAGGATAAATAATTTTGAGCTACCTGGTAGGCGTAAACTTCATTACCATATGTTGTTATTGCTTCTTCAAAAGCAGCATAAAAGTTGATATCTTGTAATTCAACATCTACTAAGGGATATCCTAACCTGCGAGCTACAAATATAGCTACTCTATCAGCATCTGTTTGAAAATCTGTGTCATTATCATAAAATCCAAAAGGTGTATCACCTGGGAAGAATGATGAAGAGCCAGGCCAAATAGGAGTGTTTGCCATGATGTTTTGTTATAAATATCAATAAGGCTAAATCAATAAATAACAGAGTTATTATTGTACTTCTGTTACTTGAATATAGTCACGTAAAGTCATAGTTGCTTTATCTTCGTCCTCAAAAGCAGTAGTACCATCTAAATTACCAACATAGTAATAAAAAGTATAATTACTACCACTAGTTAATCCTGTAATTAGTTTATTAACAGGGTTGGAAAAGCTAGTACCAACGTCAAAATTTCTATTATGAACTCCCATATATCCTCCTGAAGGAGAATTAAGTCTGGCTGCTATATCTTCCCCAATAGATCCGAAACTAGCTGTCCCAAAAAGACTAGCAGTTTGGCTTATAAATATAGCTGAAAATCCCGGAGCGGAATCGGCGGTAGCACCAAAAGTATAAGAAGACCAACCAGTAGTAACATTTCCAAAATTTATAATAACTTTACCACTAGCCGGGGCTTGAAAACTATTAGAAACATTAGGGATAAAATTATAAGAATAACCTGTTACAAAAAGTCTTGTCGCAGAACCTCCAGGTATCTCATAAAAATCTAAAACTCTAGGATGTTGTGGGGCGTAAAGTTTATTTTGGAATGTAGTGTCATCTTTTACAGTTATAGGAGAATTTCCTTGTAAATAAGAAAATGAACCTGTTGATCCATAAACTGTTCCACTAGAAGATATATAACCATTAGCTATTATATTATTACTAGCTGTTATATTAGCGTTTGAACCACTAGCCCATATTGATCCTGTAACTACTAGATCTTGGAAATAAGTTAGACTCCCAGGATCTCCTTTAAGACCTTGTGAACCAGAAGGACCTTGGATACCTTGTGGGCCTTGAGAACCTGAAGGACCTTGAATACCTTGTAAACCTTGAGAGCCAGAAGGACCTTGGATACCTTGTAAACCTTGAGAGCCAGAAGGACCTTGGATACCTTGTGGGCCTTGAGAACCTGAAGGGCCTTGAATACCCTGTAGACCTTGTGAACCAGAAGGACCTATTGGTCCTTGAGAACCTGAAGGGCCTTGGATACCCTGTAGACCTTGTGAACCAGAAGGACCTATTGGTCCTTGAGAACCTGAAGGGCCAGGTTCACCTTGTATGCCTTGTGAACCAGAAGGACCTATTGGTCCTTGAGAACCTGAAGGACCTTGTGAACCTGATGGTCCTTGAGAACCTGAAGGGCCAGTTAATCCTATAGGACCTTGAGGGCCTTGTGGACCTTGGGTTGTTATTTGTATTATTTGGGGCATAGTTATTGAACTTCTGTTACTTGGATGTAATTACTTATTTGTACATCAGCTCCATCAGCTAAACGTTGGGAAGAAGGTGATGTTACTCCATTGTTATCGTAAACATAATAATAAAATGTGTAGTTAGTATTTGGAGTGAGATCTGTAATAAATAACTTATGAGGTCCTATATACCTATTAACCCACCCATTACTTCTAAGTAATACAGTAGATCTTCCTCCTGAGGGTGGGTTAAGGATATTGGTCACAACGGCATCAGTGTTAGCAGCAGAAGAAGTTCCAAAAAGACTTTGTGTTGTACTTAAAACTATATCAGAAGCTCCATTTTCAAAAAGATAACCTTGTTCATTATTAACTATTGTATCTACACTAAAAAATACAGATCCTAATTCTATAATAATTTTTCCACTAGAAGGAGCAATAAAACTGCTAGATACGCCAGAAATTTGTCCATATGAATATCCACCTCCCTTACTTTTACTTTTTGACCTCCCAGGTATCTCATAAAAATCTAAAACTCTAGGATGTCTAGGGGCGTATAACTCATTTTGGAATGTAGTATCATCTTTTATAGTTATGGGGCTATTACCTTGAATATAACTAAATGACCCAGTAGGACTATACATTATACTTGAACTTATATAACCATTAGCTATTATATTATTACTAGCAGTTATATTACCTGATCCACTAGCCCAAATAGATCCTGTTACAATTAGATCTGTAAAGTTAGTTAAAGTCCCTGGGTCTCCTTTAGGTCCTTGTGAACCTGATGGACCTTGTGAACCTGAAGGGCCTATAGGACCTTGTGAACCTGATGGACCTTGTGAACCTGATGGACCTTGTGAACCTGAAGGGCCTGTAGGGCCTGTAGGACCTGTAGGACCTTGGACTCCTCTTTCACCTGCTATTGAAAAATACCATGGAGATAGATTTGAACCTGCTCCTGTTGTATAATCAATAGTTACACCTATACTATTACCTATATATGATCCTATAACACCCTCCATATACTGGGTAGATGAGTATGAGGCTCTGATTCTAGAACCTACAGTATAAGCAGATTCTAAAGGGGTTTTATTAACAGTCCAAACTTTAACCTCAGTTGAAATGGTTTGAGAAGTAGATGAGGAAAGGAGATAGCCAACACCAGTTATTCCTTGAACACCTTGAGAACCAGAAGGTCCAATTGAACCAGAAGGACCTTGTGAACCAGAAGGACCAGCAGGTCCTATGGGACCCTGTGAACCAGAAGGACCTTGTGAACCAGAAGGACCAGCAGGTCCTATAGGACCTTGTGAACCAGATGGGCCTTGTGAACCAGAAGGACCAGTAGGGCCAATAGGACCTTCAGGGCCTGTTAAACCTTGTGATCCTGATGGTCCCTGAATTCCTTGAGGGCCTGGGGGACCTTGGCTCAATTCTACCTCAACAACATTTACATTTGGTTGGACTATTGTAGTTATCTGTCCTTCTGAGTTTTGAATAACTACAGTTGTATTATCACTTCCAGGGGTTACTGAGTTAGCTGTACTCATTAGAAACTACCTAAAGTTATATTTTTACTTAGTTTGACTTTACCCTCTAACAATCTAGTTACTATGTAGCAATTACCACTTCCTGATGAGATTTCAAGGTCATAAGATGCTAAATCAAAATCTAACAAAGAAGAAGAAGCAGCTGAAATATATATTCCTATAGTTCCTGAAGTGGGCGGGTTAGTACCTCCTGATCCGCTTAGATTTAAGCCAGTACCACAAGGGTCTAAACTACTAGATAAAGTAAGGTATAAGGTACTTGATCCCGGGGAGGGTCTAAGTTGCATTCGGGCTTGATATCCTGTTAAATCTATAGGATCTCCGTTAGAATCTTTGTAAGATATCTCAAAGTCTACTGTAGCTCCTTGTTCTATAGTAAAGGAATATTTTCCGGCTGCCATAATTTATAAGGTTTATTATAAATATCACAACCATACAAAAATACTAAATATAACTTTTAAATGGGTTCTGTATTGTTAGGATAAGATAACCAAGGTTCTATTGTTGTATCTGGATTCCACTCACTGTAGTGGGCTTCTATATAATTTATTATCTCATCTGCTGTGAACATATCCCAATCTGGGTTGGTTTGTTCTTCTTTATATTCAATTATAGCCCATTGATAATCAACAGAATA